TACATATTCTGAATCTACATTCAGCCATTTAGGTACTAGGGTAGGATTTTCTTCTAGAAACTGCTTCATGTTTGTTTGGTTAAGTCGCTTGTCAAGTAACTCCGGCGCCCCATGCTCTAACACAAACTCATGCATGTTGCTCCAATCGCTAGTCCAATACCTAGTCTTAGCAGACCTGTAAAACAATCCTTCTGAAGTCTTTACACTATCAACACCCTGTTCCTTACAGTAGTCAAGTAATGCTCTCTTAATCTTATCTACCTGCTCAGACAGTTTGCCATCTTCTTCTTTAAATGCCGCTGAAAGTTCCGAACGCCTATCCTTAATCTTCAAGTAGATTTTGGTTAACTGTTCAGCAGTGGGCTTAACTTCCTCACTCATCATACGCTCCTTTTATTAACGGGATGTTCACTTTAGTGCGTTATTATACTCTAGTCAAGTATTTCTTTGTAAAGATCAATCATTTTTGTGTGTACATCGATTCTGTTATCTAATAATGAGTAAACACGTTTCTCTGCGTGGGAACCTTGGAGCTGGACGACGGTACATTTATGATCTTGTCCTGACCTGTGTACACGAGCGTTAGCTTGCGCGTATGTTTCCAAAGAACTAGTAGGTGCCCACCATACTACTGTGTTAGCCGCAGTCAATGTAACTCCGTGTGCCGCTGACTGAGGTTGTATTACTAGCACCTTCGGATTGTCTTGCTCTTGGAACCTTTTAAATATATCAGTACGTCTAGGTGCAGGCACATCTCCACGAATAACCTCTGTTGATATACCATCTTCTCGTAGCTTGCCAGTTAACATGTCAATGGTGTGCTTGAAAGGTACGAACACTAATACTTTCTTGCTAGACTCATCTATGACTTCTCTTAACACCTTATACCGTGGGGATATATCGAACTCTAACGAGTCCCCCTTGTCGGTATACACTGCACCTGCGGATATCTGTAATAACTTATTCATGTTAACTGCCGCATTAGCCGCTGTTATCTGTTCACCTGCCGCTTGCATAACCATCTTACTCTTTAACTCTTTATAGTATTTCAACTGTTGTCTAGTTAGTGCTACCTCTCGCTTGACGTATACCATAGGTGGTAGGTCTAGACATTCATCTTTAGTAAACCTGATCGCAGGTTGCAACACTCTATGTACCGTAGTAGTAGCATCCTCTTTTGGTACCCACTTAAAGTTTGTAACCTTAGCCATAACCTGATCGCGGAATGACCCAAAGAACCTAGGCACCCCAGTGGGGTTAACGAGTTTAGCTATACCGTATGCATCAGTAGGACTCTGTGCCGCAGGGGTACCTGTCATCATCCATAGCCATGTACTTGGCCCGACTAACTTAGCTAGGGTCTTCCATCGTTTAGTCTGTGGATTCTTATAGTGAGTAGCTTCGTCTACAATTATTAAGTCAAACCCTCCGTTGGCTACGGCGTCAGCTACTATCTCTACCCCGTCATAATTTATTATCACGTACTCGGCATCGCCCTCTATTATCTTTGCGCGTTTAGCCTTAGCCCCATATGCTACGTCCACCTTACGGTGCATAGCAAAACTAAACAGATCGTTCCTCCACGCCGAATCCATAATAGATAGGGGACATATGACAAGTACTCTGTTGATAGCGCCTTCTTTTAGTAGGTAATCAGATGCCCATATAGCACTAGCTGTTTTACCTGTACCCTGCTCGTTAAAGCAGAACGACTTGCGGTTGAGTGTCAAGAAACTAGCGGTGACTTTTTGATGCTCGAATGGGGTGTATTTGCCCGTCCACTTGTACTTAGATTCTATAGGAGAGGGAGCATTGATCTTCATGTTGCGTAGTACTTGTGTCTCTTCTAGTCCCCAGTTAACAAGTACTTGGTTGTTTGGTAGTTCTCTACTCTTAGGTATTACCGATGTAACCTTTGCAGGGTTACGTAGGGTGAGTAGCAATGCTTTGTTATCTACTATCTTCATATCTGTACGAACTCCGTCGCGAAATAGCGTGAAGTAGGTGTCCACGTCACACTGAAATATAATTACTTACTAACACGTTAAGGTGATAACACCTACGTATTCGGTTAATGGGTAGACTGAATAACTGAATAACTGTACAACCCAGTCAGGTCGCGGCTTTGCTACATACGCAACCTTAGTACCACCGCCATACTAATCGATATATTATATCGTTTGCTTAATTATTATGACGTTTTTAGTAGCCCTGCTTCGTCCACAGATAGGGCTAAGTCTGACTATGGGCCAACATTCTAGACCTGAACTACCCTGATTTTATACGTATTACTAGTTCTCCACAGGAGGGGGACTACGTACTTTGTTTTACGACGCATCGGGGTAAGCGTCCCACACATTAACCTTTACTCATCGCCCCACCTTCGGAACGATTCTTCTTACGGCTCTGCACCGTAACACCATCTTTGTTGCTACCGCCTCGACTCAATGCTTTCTTGTGCGCTACATCTTTACCTTCACGCTTGTCCGCTTTGCCGTTCTTGTTAGCATCTTTACCTTTCTTATCCATAGCACGTCGAGCACGTTGCCTTTCCATTCGTCGTTCATGCTCGGCACTACCAACAGGGGCGTTCTTTTGTTTCTTGCGATCTGCTTTATTCTTGTACGGCATTAGTTTCTCCCATTGTGCACACACTCTGTCACTATGCAGTGACGCTTACATAGCCCACTTTGGTGTGCATTCCATACGTTGTTTTTAAATGCTTGCTCCATACTACTATAATCCGCTAACCACTTAGACCACAACTTAGGTTCGTCTGTCCTACTGTAACTATCCCGTACCAACTCGTTACACACTACAAAGATTAAGCCACCCCTAACGAAATCTATCTCCGGCAAAAACTTAAATACCGCAAGAGCCATTAGTTCTAACTGCCCTTTGTCTGCATACCTAGCGTTCTTACTAGTCTTGTAGTCTATGACCCACGCTGTTTTGGTTTTCTTATTCACTATAACTAAATCTGCTATACCCCTCCACCAAACTTCGTTGTCAAAGAATCCGCACGGCTCTAGGTTTTCAGTGAGTCCCATCTTCATCTCACATATCTTCTCACCTTCCTTTGCGTTGAGTACATCCAACACAGCTTTACAGTATGCGTACTCAGGGGGTAACTCTTTACCATCCCTAATATATTCTTCTGCCGCTAGGTGTACCGCAGTACCGTACAACATAGCACTGGTTTCGGGTTCTTTGTAGTCCTTTGCCACCTTTAAGTGGTAAAACTTCTTAGGACACTGCTCAAATGATTTGATCTTTGAGAACGACCACGGGGCAATACTCAATGTAATTTACCTCCGCTATCAATTATCTCTGACACGGTAATGAGGTTCTCTATGAGTGAGTGCATCATGTCAGCGTTAAGCAGTATATGACCTTTATGTTCGTGACTACCCTCCACTTTGTACTGCTCTATACATACTAACGGCAGTCCCTCCTTGTCTTCCACAAGAACTACAATTAGGTGATCCCCTTCAGTCTTAGGGTCAGGCATCTCGTCCAATGCGAGTTTAGATTTACGCTTAAACTTGTTTATGTCTGTTACTTTACCCATTAATGTACATCCCTAATTCGTATGCTATAAACCAACCTAGAGAGCACTGTAAGACTACCAACTCTACCCTACGTATGACTCCTACGGGGCGGAATAACCAATCCTTAACACCTCTTGGTGTGTGGGTACCGACATCTTTTATAGCCTTGTCCCCGAATCTATTAGCCGCGTCTATTATTTTCTTATCTTCACTCATCCTGCCGCCTCCCCGTAAGATTTACCGCTGTCTGACTCACATGCAATTGGTAAGCCCTCTGCCCAAGCAGGTGTGGTATTCATGCAAACCTCTATGACACCAGTTGCTTCTTTTAGCTTGTCCTCTGGTACACAGCATACTACAGAATCGTGTACGGTGAGTACCACCTTGTATATATTAGCTATTGCTAACATCTGCTCGCCAATTATACACCGTGCTATCGCTTGGCATATATTCTCTGTAACTTTCCCACCGTAGATACGTGTGCGTCCACGCCTAGTCTTATAACTAAACTCTAGGCCACGTTCACCCTGTTCATATTGTAAGTCGTCATAGCGCATCTTCAAACCTGATGGAAGTAATACCCATCCGTTACGCTCGTCTGAACCATACTTAACTATACCATTCGGGCCGAAACTACCTGAGTTACCGCGAGACATCTCTACCAACATGTTCTGACACTGCCGCCAGAAGTGACTTATCTTCCAGTTAGCTTCACGGTATATAGCTACTACCCTACGGGCTTCTCCTACACCCATAGTAGTACCGAACGACTTTAACTGTTCGGAGAACCGTACTGCGCCCATACCATACCCGCATCCTAAGATAGTATTTTTACCTACAAACCGCTGATCTTCGGAAACTAATGATTCCAACACGTCATATATCTTAGAGGACATCTGTATATAAACATCTTCTCCGTTGGCGAATGCCAGTACTAAATCATCCTGCCCTGCAAGCCACGCTAATACTCGTGCCTCAATCTGAGAGGAGTCACAGTCAACCATCATGTACCCTTCGGGAGCAAGCATACTATTCTTTAACTTCTTACCGTTAACGCCACGGCTAGGTAGGTTCTGTATGTTGATCTTGTCATCACCTCCCCACCTACCTGTATGCGCGGCATAGTACCTGATAGGTACTGGCATAAGCCCACGTTTAGCTATACCTATAAACCTCTCAGTACGTGCTTCCTCTAACGTACTCTTAATACCTAGTCGTGAGATTGCAAGTGTCTGCACATAGGGGTCTGCGTGGTCTAACAAAGCCTTAAACTGTTCATCAGTCTTAGCAAACGCGTACGTCTGCTTGCCTGTAGTAAGGCTCGTCTTCATAGGAGGTATTACACCCCTAGCTTCTAGCAGTGCGGCAAACTTAGGATTACTCATCAACTCTTTCTTAGTAACACCTGATGAAACTATTATGTCTTCCTTTATCTGCTTAGTATTCTCTAGGTGGTGCTCTAAAAATCCTAAGTCTAACTCCACTACAGGTTCAATGAACATACGCAGTGTGCAATCTATTAAACGTAACTCTCCTTTTGGGAAGTTCTTACCCATACGGTTAAACAACTTATAGGTTAACTCCACATCGTTAACGCAGTAGTCACCGTATCTATCTAATTCCAAATCATTAAAATCTGCACGCCTTTTACCTATAGCATCCAGTACTTCTGTACCTTTCTCTCCAAGGTTGTATCGTTGTGTTAACGCGTGAAGACTACCTCCAACCTCGACACCATGTAAGGCACGAGCAATACAAAGAGTATCGGTATAAATACGAGGGTGAACATCAAAACACCAATTAAGGATAGCACCATCGAACAAAGTATTATGAGCGAGTAAGATACTACCCTCCCAATTAAAGGTATGTAGGTATTCCTTAAGTTCTTCATGCGTTCCACTAGCCCACTCCGTGCTTCCGTTGTTTACCTTTACACCTACACCGATCACCTCAAAACGAGGGTCACGTATGTAGGCTTCTGTTGTCATCTTACGCAAAGAGAAGTCTTTGTCATAATACGTTTCAAAGTCTACGGTTATTAAATCCATTAGATCATCATACCAACTTTAAACACTTCATAAAACGCTTTTACCTCCACCCTAGGTACCCCTGTGTGCTTGGAGGTATATCTTACTGTGCTACCACCCTGCGCAGGATCAGTAAAGTATTCATACAATCGTCTCAAGTTCTCAGAACTAATTTCTACATCATTCAATACATTCATCGGTTGTTCCCTCTTTGGTTTATTAAATATTTTGTCCCAGTTGTCCCTAAATGTGTCTGCCGTTGGACGTTGGCGACTACCCTTACTCATTTTCAACTACCTCTATTAACTTGTTAAGGTACCTCTGCGCTTCCTCCAAGTCCTCTAACGGCTTGGCCTTACGCTCGTACCCCCAAAGGTATTTCAGTACCGCACCTTTGCAGTAACCCTTGAATGCTTCTGCACTCATAGATTCTTGTATAGCCTCAGCAACCCCGCGTTGACAGTCTATAAAGTCGTCAGAGTCTTCTCTTACGTCAGGGCGCCCTCTACCTAGCCTGTCCCAATCTCTG